CTGGCCTCGGAGTGAGGCAAGCCCTCGACAAGAAGGCAGCGAACGCCAGAGAGTTGGGGCTGGATTATGAGCCTGTGTTGAAAGACAACAGCAACTATCGTTACGACCCGCCAGTTGCGGAGCCTGTGCAGTCTTGCTATTGCCCGAACTGCGAAGCTATGGGCAAAGAACTGGCGGCGCTTAAAGCACAGCCCGTGCAGGAGCCTGTGGAGGTTGACCAAACCACTATGGAGTTGGCTGAGAGTGTTAGATTGATCGGGCCAGCAAGTCGGACGCACGATCTTCATGCGGCCATACAGCGGTTCCACGACTTGATCTGTGTGAATGCCACGATTAAGGCGGCAAAGATGGCGGCAGATGCGATTCGTGAATCCACCCCACCCGCAGTATCTGTGGCGTGGAAGTGGCATCAAGCCCCCGTCAAAACTTCATGGGGTCACGGTATGGTTGTGGCCGATCTCGCCATCGACAAAGACAATACTGTATCTGTCTATTGTGAGCGCGACCAGACCGCCAAGGTCGAGGCCATGTTTACCCCACCCGCACAGCCAGCCGTGCCCGATGCCTTTGGAACGCGAGAGGGTGAGCATCCCCAATACATCCAAGGCTGGAACGATTGCCGTGCAGAAATGCTGCGAATAAGGGGCAACACATGAACACCGAAGACAGTGAATTTCAGCGCATCGAGCGTGAAGCAAAGATACGCAGCCGTGTTGATGACGACACGATGTGCTATCAGTCTGAGCTAGACCTTGCGGTAGCACAAACCCGCAATGCCACGCTGGACGAAATTGCTGACAAAATAGGCAAGATGCCATTCGGGGATACTGCCGCCAGCTTTGCTGTGTGGATTAGGGAGCAAAAGACATGAACTGCTGCAACAATTACGGGAACTGCAACCAAGGCAGGGATTGCCCGGTGCGTGTGGCGAGAATTGGGCAACGTATGAAATCCGCTGACCCGCTGCCCACGTCTGTCTGGCGCCAGCAGCTTCGATACTTGGCCGAGTGGATGCTGCTGGGCATTGTTGGAGTGGTGTGGCTGACCTTTTTGGCGGCTTGCGTGTACTTGGCCTAAGCAGTCATGGTTGCGGCTACGGTTTGCACGGCAGCAACACGGCGGCCCCAGCCCTTGCCAAATGTACCCCAATGCGGCAAGTCCATCAGGAAGGACAGGCGGCGCTTGGCATAGTCCTCAACTAACTCGGCAGGGTTCATGGCGGAAACTGCTGCCAGTGTCTTGGGGCCAATGCCACCATCAGGCTCAACGCCTACGCAGGACTGCAACCACTTGGCAGCACGGCCAGGGCCGCTGTTAACCGCAGCGTCAAAGACAGCGTAATCCACGCCAGACGGCAGGTCATCGCCCTTCACTTTGTCCCAATACTTGGCTTTGTACATGGGGCCAACAATCTCAGGCGTCAGGCCACGCATGGTCTTTTCATCAACCTCGTGACCGACCCACTCCTCCCAGACCTTTTTGGTCACGCCCAGGTTGGTCATGCCGCCCGGATCAGCAGGGTGATTTACAAACCCACCTTCATGGTGGAGGACGGCTTCAAGTGCGGATTCGAAGTTGTCCTTCATTTTGCTGTCCTTGAGAGAATGTCAGTCTTGGCCTGGGAGCCAGCAGAAGAGCCAAAGTAATAAGCGATGATGCCCGTCCAAGCCGTACCCAAGCTGCCCAGCATCATGAGGATGGCAGGGTTGCCGCTGTCAATCTGGTTGAAGAACATCATCACCATGATGCCGAAGAAGCCGATGGTGACTGCGCCAGCCAAGATGGGTGGCATAAGGCTACGAGTGGTGGCCTGCATATCCCGTGCTGACTTGCGGTCCTCGACCTCCAGCTTTTCAAAGTTCAGGCCAAGTTCTTGGGCTTGCTTTTGCAGCTCGATCTCGGCCAGTTTGACCATGGCGATCTGCTCGGCGCTGAGTTTGTTGTTGGCAATCAGGTCACCCACCTTGGCCTCGTCCACGCCAATGGCCTTGGAGATGGCAGACACGGCCATACCAGCCAGTGGCCCACCGAGTGCGGTGGCGATGGTGGGTGCAATTTGTTTGAGCCAATCCATGATTACCCTTTCAGGTCAAAACTTAAGTTTGGATGGCGAGGGTACTGAACAACGCGCTCACCCTCGGGGCACTTGTACTTGATTGTTGCCAGCAGGGTCGCCTTACCATCAGCGATTTTTTCTTTCTGCACCATCGTGAGCTGGTACGTGAAGGTGTCAATCTCTGGCCCTGCTGGGCCGCTGAACTTGCTTGCCGTGGTGGTCGCTGCATGCACCATCCCTGATGCGTCACGGATGCTTGGCGTGAAGCTCTCGACAGAGCAGTCGTCACGCTTTTTAATCCGCGCAACCGTGACGTTAATGGGCTTCCCGGCCTCGGCCACGATCTTGAAGTTTTCGGGCGACCACTCAATGATTGCCCGGTCAAACCAGCCAAACTTGTCGGCCAAGGTGTAACTGCCGCCCAAAGCAGCAACGCTGGCAGCAACTGCACCGATGGCTTTGGTGAGGTCAATCATCAGACCCCCACGATCTTTTTCAACATCTCCGCAGCAAAGCCTGGGCCAAGCAGCGTCACAGCAATGAGCGCATAGAGGATGTACTCGATGCGGCTCATGCGCTTGCTGCCTGACTCAAACGATTTTTGGATTGCCTCGTACCTCAGCGCACAAATTTCCTCGTGCGTCTGAAGTCGTGCATCGGTTGCATCGACCTGGTTCATTACATGCCTTCGCCCTGGACGATGTAGACGGTGGACGCAGCCGATGCCAAGCCACTAAAAAACGACTCACGCCCAAAACGCAAGACTTCAACGGCACCAGGCACCAACACGATGGCAGCCGAGGGTGTGCCAGCAACAGGAGCCACAGCGTTAGTTGTAGCAATCGCTGCTGTTGGCCCTACACCCAAAAACACCGTGTTGGCACTGGAGTTGATGATGCGGTACTGTCCTGTGCCTTGACCATCAAAGCGTGCGTCAACCAGCGCCTGAACGCCAGTGGAGGCCGAAGCCGCAGCAGGGATTAAGACTGTATTGCCAAGTGGGGCAAATGCAATTTGTGAATTGGTGGACATTTATGGTTTCTTTCAAAAAATTATTTTTCAGAAATAGGCTGTGTCGTAACAATACGAAGTAACGTCACAGCAATTGAGATGGCGATACCGACAAACATTTGCTCAGTCGGCGTAATGGGCAGCAAGAATACATACCCTTGCACAATCGAAAGCACGGCAAGCAGCAGTGCAAACAGGACTGTTTTAGACTTTAGGAGCTTGAGCAGCATTTTGCGATTCCTTGTATGCGGCCACAACGTCAGCAGTGTGCATGGCAGCACAGATGGCTTGCACACGGGCGTCTTCGGCGCTGTAATCATCGCCGGGGGCGACAACGTGACGGTGGAACTTGCTGCTGATTTCAACGCCATCTTCTTTGATGGAAGTTTTGGTGCGAACTTGCATACAGCCGTTTTCAATGACTTCAATCAGATCGACAGAGGTGAATTTTTCCAACATGATTTTTCCTTGTTTCCAGCCACGGCATCCACTGTGGCATTAAGGTTTCCAGTGTTCCGCACTGGCACGGTTAAACTGTTGTGCCTGTATGTTTAAGCCAGCGTTCCGTTGAACCCAACTTCAATAAATGTACCTGCGCCAAGTGTTGTTAAATCATAACCCACGCCGGTAGTAGAGTTGAGAAATTGCAGTGCTAATCGACTTTGAGTCACACCATTTATGTTTGCGCTTGAAATTGTCGGAATAACTGTCAAACCAACAGTTGAACTGTTAGTTACAATGTTTGCGCCTAAAAGTACTTCTGCAGTTACTTGGGCCGTAGTGTTAAAAAATACAACAGACAAGTTTGTGCTATCAATTTTTGCACCTGCTGCGAATGGAGTTGTGGCATTAGCTCCTGTTGGCGTAGCGGTCAAAGTGGTGCTAGCGCCATTAATTTTGTCGTAGTAATTACCAGCAACAGAGGAATTGCCACTAGCGCCAATTCTGTGCTTAATAGTTCCTGCATCATTAATTATTCGAAAATTAAACGCTTGAATTTTACCAGTACCAATTGACACATTGGACAAATATGTACCATTTCCAGAAAATGAGCCATTAGTAGCATTACCACCAAAATATTGACCAGTTGCCGCTTTTTTAATGTTTCCATTTGTAACAGTGACGTTTGATGGCATTGTGCCAAAAATGTATTCAACACCAGACAATAAATAATTTGAGACTGATGCGTCAAGTTCTATGAGATGCGAAAACGTGTATGCCACATCTGTTGCAAGTGCAATATATAAGCCTTCAATAAACGAATCTCGAAATACATACAAAGGAATCGACCCGCTAGCTGGCGCTTCGATTTCAAGTCCGTTAACCGTAACTCCAGCTAAATAGGCCGAAATGCTATTTCCGGCATAGGCTACCAAATGGCTAGCCATGTTTGCCGCACCAATAATGGTGATTGGTATGTCACAATTCCAAACGCTGATAGTTTCAAAAAATCCTACGTTACCGCGAACATTTAACCCATCGCCTAAAGTATCCCGCAAAAATAAGTTACGAAGAATTCCCTCAGTACCAAAATCAACAGTGTTGTAACCGAGAAAAAGAAGCGTTGTCACACCGGCAACATTACGCCCGTAAACAGCAAAATCTTCCAATTGAATTTTTGCAGCGTTACCATCATCCGTAATAACACGGCCTACGGTGCCATCGCGCACAACTAAATTAGTAAGGTGACGACCATCACCAAAAATTCTTGTTGCCGCAGGCACTACAAGATTGGTGATTGAATAGTTACCGCCCGGAATGTAAACCGGACGCGCTGCTGCGCTGGCAAAATTAATAGCGTCTTGAATTGCCTGTGTGCTATTGGTGCCAGCACCAGTTGTGACATTGGCGTCAGCAACTGCGCCATAGTCAAGCACATTGACTGGAGCGCCAGTAATCAGCGAATAAGAGGCTTTTGTAAGTGACATGTTAAACCCTATAAGTAACAATTCCGCGAATAATTTTTTCCGAGAATTGAACATTTGTGGCGTTTGCAGATGTTGAAACAATATACGGATAAATTAGTTGGGTATTTGCATCAACCTGTAAAGTTAATGGAACGCCTACGTTTGTAAAAGTCAAAACGCCTCCGTAAATTCCGCTGGTTGTTGCTTGAGAAGTAAATGGAAGACCTCCAATAACTGCTATTGCCACACTAGCAGTGACGGGATATGTAACATTAAAACCACACATTACAAGATTTCCAACTTTTGTGTAAAAGCAGTTATTACTGGTATTGGTAAATGTTAATCCGGCACCAGATGAGTCAACTGGCGTCCATGTGCCTTCTTCATAGTCAGCCAGCAACTCGCTTGTGCCTGTGCCCGGTGTGGCAGAAAAGTCGATGCCTTGACCGCTGGCAACAATCAAGTTGCCTGTGGAAAGTGTGACGTTGCCCGAAAGCGTAGGCGCAGCAGAAAGCACCGTGTTGCCTGTGCCTGTGCTGGTGGTTACGCCCGTGCCGCCATTGACCACGGGCAAGACGCCTGTGATCTGGCTGACGTTGACGATGCTTGATGTACTTTTTAACATTCTGGTTCTCCTTAGAACACGAATTCAATGATCGATGTGAGTGGTGGCGGTTCTGAAAATGTCACCGAACCAGAAGTCACTGTGTACGTATTTTGATTCTGATACACGCCGTTGATATAGATAGCACTCGGCACATATGAAACAGAAAAAATAGTTTGCACACCATTACCTGTTGCATTAATTACTAAAGCACCATTGCCACCAGCATTGCCATTCAGCGAGGTGTAAACGACAGAGCCGTTCTTGTCCTGGACTTGGATGCTGTAATCACTGCCCACGTAAAAGCGTGTTGGCGTACCCTGATAAACAAGATACCCGCCCGAAGTGCGGATTGGCTGTACAGCAGGGATGGTCAGCGCAGCATCAAAGAACGCAGCGATAGGGTTAACAATGGGGTTGAGATTGACCGCACCGATAAAGATGTAGCCGTTCTCCAGCGGCTGACCATCAGCATCGGCAAATGCTGGATATGGCGGTTCTACTGAGAGTGCGGACATTACTGGTTCTCCTGTGAGAGTTGGCGCTCAGTTTGCAGCGCAGACTGTAAGAATTGAACCCGAGCATCTAGCTCTTTGGGCAATTTAATTTGGTCTGCAAACTTCTGGAACGATTGTGACATAGCAGTGCTACGAAGGGTAGCGTTACTCGCTTGGCCTGTGGTTGCCGCCTCGACTGCAAGTTTCTGGAACGCTGGATCAGCAAAGAGCTTGGCGGCTTTTTCAATGCCAGCACCTTTTGCGCCAGCCATGTAGCCAACAATGTCTGGGGCAAAAACACCCATCCCAGGAATTAAGCTGACTCCGCCAGTAACAACACGCTGTGAGACACCGCTTGAAATTATTTGGCTGAACAGGCCATTGATAGCCATGTCACCAAGTATTTGGTTAGCTTTGCCTGTTGTTGGAATGCGAGACTGTGCATCAGCAATGCGCCTGGAAACCTCAAAAAGGTCACGTGATGCACGATCCCACTCTGGCCCCATGATCTTGACCATTTGTGCATAGACAGGCGGATTGGCTCTAAGGCCACGATAAACCTTTGTGTATTCGGTTGGGCTAAAAACGGTTTCACCAACACCAGCCCGACCTGCTGCCTTGCCAGCCGTGACTGAGGCCAATGCCGTAGCCACGGTTTCTTTTCGCAACTCTTCTGGCACGACTTTCATCAGACGATTGAACGCTGCGGCATCACCTTTGGAGGCTGTTGATATTGCCGACTGCATCTTTTGCGCCACGCTGCCATCAACCTCTTTTCCAAACGCACCAATAATTCTTTCATCAAGCGCACCTTTTTTCGCTGTCAACAAGTTTGCTGCACGAAGCTGTCTCCGGAGTTCTGCACCGCCAAAAGCCTCAGCCGTATCAAG